CCGGCCACTCGTGCTTGGCGATTGGGATTGCGTTCACGTATGACAATTTCTCGGTCAGTGTATTGCCGAATTATGGCAATGGTCTGGTCAATCCATTCTGCAAGATTGATGTTGTAAAATATACAGGGCTTTTCATCCGGTACTGCTAGTAATATTTTGCTGCCATGTTGACGCACTGGCATAGCAATACCATGACATTGCCAACGATCAGCAGGCCTTGGCACTACCTCACCGTGCTGTAAGTTGTTGGGCACTAGCCTGTGCCATTGTTTCCATCCATGCGGATTTTGAAGATTGGGTCTGTTACCAACATATCCAGAATCCATGTACCAAAATGGTCTCTTGTGTTTCCAACATTGTTTGATAATCTTGTGTTTCATGATGCCACGGATCACTAGCGGGGCGTCACTATCTTTGTAACGCCATGTTTCCAATTCTGTTGGCACAGCACCTGACCCGCGAGCAAACATTTCTATGTACTCGTCAGAGTTTTTCTTGTTGAGAAATATCCAGTTCATTGCCAATATGCTTCTGTGCGTTGAACTTTTAGGTCTGTAGCAGGACTGCGCCCTGCGGTTTTGCGCTTGCCTTTGAGATGGTCTAGATATGCACCCCAGTCTGAATTGATCAAGGGATGCCCCTCGCCTGTGATCAAGTGACTTGACCAATCTAGTTCTACTAAAGGATGATGTTTTCTCACAGCATCAAACACAAACGAATCGTGCCATTCTGCCAGCGTAAAAATACCTTGCTCCGCATTGTCATAGTATTGCTGAAACTGTGTTAAGAAATCTCTTGTGCGTGGCCTCCGAAGATTCATAGCGTACAATCCGCACTCGCTAAATTTACCACGACGGCCTAAGAAACAAAGGTCCACAGCGTCTGGGCATAATCTTGCTAACTCGGACTGAGCAATTGGACTATGGCATACTGTGTCTGCATCCATCCAGATCAACCAATCAGCATCGGTGTGTTTGGCACAATGGAAAATGCTGTAGACCTTGTGGGCAAATCTTACAGCGTCCCATTTAAATCCTTTGCCAGCATCTTTGCGTTTTGCTCGTACCGGATCCGCACTTACATTGCCATTTGCTTTGGGCACATTTTGCCATTTTTGTTTGAATTCGGCAAGATCTGACAGAATTGCAATGTCACGTAACACAAGATTAGGTGCTGACTTTCTAACACCACAGTTTTCGGTATATACAATTAACTCAACTTCCTGTGGCCAGTTTTGCAAAAAAGTTTCAATCATTCGCTGGCCGTACTTTGCATACCCACTGGCATTAAAAGTGGTAACTACAGAGAATTTGTTTTGTGTCATTGTATTGTCATTAAGTATATAGATATTTATTCTTAATGAAATACTCAATTTATAATAATTTTGGTGCGCTAAACAGTGCACCTGTACTGGCCGCGGTGGAATCTGGCCTGAAACGGCACGGACACTCGGTCGTGCATCATGATGACTCAGCGGATGTAGCAGTTATATGGAGTCAACTTTGGGCAGGGCGCATGAGGCCCAATCAACAAGTTTGGAATCAGTATAGATCTACTGACAGATCAGTATTGGTCATTGAAGTAGGGGCAATTCAGCGTGGATATACCTGGAGACTCATGACCAATGGAGAAAATTGTATAGTTAAATCTGGTAACCCTAATTTAAGATTTCAACAATTGGGCATGCATTTGCATCCTTGGAAGGATCCCGGGCAACACATTGTAATCGCATGCCAGCGTCCTGAAAGCCAGCAATGGCAGGGGCAACCCACTGTGACTCAATGGCTGGCCAAAACTGTAAACACCATTAGAAAGCACAGTGATAGGCCCATACACATACGTCCTCATCCTAGACACAAACTAAATGCAGTACTGCCTGGGTGTGTACTGGATCTTCCTAAATCAGTAGCGTCAACTTACGATGATTTCAACTTTGATCAAAGTATCAATTTGGCCTGGTGTGTGGTCAACTTCAACAGCAATCCTGCTGTGAGTGCTGTGCTTCAAGGTGTTCCTGTATTTGTTGATGCGTCTAGCATGGCAGCGACTGTGGGCAACACGGACCTAGCACAAATAGAAAACCCACTGCGACCTGATAGACAACAGTGGGCATGGGATTTGGCACACACAGAATGGCGTGTGGAGGAAATTGCACAGGGCTGTCCCTGGAACTAGACTTGAATATCTTCCATTCCGGCTGTTCTAAGTCTCACAATGTGACCCATTTGCCATTGTTTGGTGTCAAGCCCTTTCATAATACCCAGCCACTTGTTGCGCAAGAGAGCCACTTCGTTGATGATAGTTTCAAAGTCGATAACCTCATCCTCACCATCCACATACTTTTCAGCATCACGAGCAGTGAGTGCCCGTGCATAGTTTTCCAAGTACTTTTGAAAATGGCGTCTGCGGATCTTGCGTAGTTGAATGTGAAGAAAGTTAAGAACTGCTTCAATCTCTTGTAGTTGATTAAAGCGGTGTTCTGTGATGCCTGGCAATTCTTTGATATTGACTTCTACATAGCCGCCGATCTTGCATTCACGTTTGGCTTCTGCAAGTTCACGCTCATAATGAGCAATGAAGTCTGGGATATTACCCAGGCTGGCGACTACTCGACTGTACCACATCAGTTTTCCCAGTCTTCATCTTCGTTGTAATCTTCATCTTCGACTTCTTCTTCATCTTCGGCATAATCTTTATCATTATCAAGATATGCTGTCAATGCACGTTTGATATCTGCATCGCCTTTAAATGCGTTGCGAATATCTTCTACGTCTGAATCATTGTCAATTAAAATACTCACAATGGTTTCCGCGGCCTCGTTACGATCGACGGTGTTGACATATCGTTTTAGTTCTGCCCAAATTTCACTTGCTACTACTTCGCTCATTCTGCATCCTCCTCTGAGGTACTTACCTCTGCCTTTTGATTTCCAAAGTCTTTCATTACTATATCCAAACAATCATCGTCATTGCGTTCCCATCCCTTGCGGAACTTCTTGATAATTTCACCTGCGCTGGTAGTAAACACCAGACTGTTGCCTTCTTTTTTCAGCAGGCCTTTTTTCTCAATCAAATCAGTAAGACCCGAATAAGGACTCATGCCTGTTGTGTATGGAATTTTAACTTGAACACCTTCAAAGGGTTTGGCATAACGTGTTTTCATGACCTTACAGCCTGCTCGGATACCATTTACTTCTGACACTTTGTTGCCGTCTTCGTCTTCTTTGAGTTTCATCTTTTTCATGGCAACCACAATGCTTGATGCGTAGATAAAGCCTTGACCGCCGGAGATCTTGTCATCTGGATCAAACATGTCTTGGCTTGCGTATGTGTGGTTGGTGCAAACCAATCCTACATTGTAACTACCAAACATGTTGACACAGTTACGAACAAGTGCTGTAAGTGCTTTGGGTTTACGACCTAGGTCACCTTTCATTTCACCTGCTTCGAACTGATTAACGTCAGTTGGTGTCAATAACATGCCCAATGAGTCAATTACAAACAACACTTTTGGACGCTCGCCGTCTGGCAAGGCTTTGTAATCACTCATGAATGTTGAAATTGTTTTAGCAACGTCGTCGATCATGGCCATGCTTAGTTTAAGCAGTTTGTCTTGGCCTGTGTCGACACCAAGTGCTTTGAGCCAGTCCTCGTCAAGGGCATTTTCACTGTCGATCAACACCACAAAGATACCTTGCTCTTGTGCGTATTTAACAATGTTGCCTGAGCAAATGTATGATTTACCAGCACCCGAGTCTCCGGCAAACACCGTAACCTTACCCAGCGGGATGCCACGATTAAAGTCACCAGAAATAAGATAGTTTAGTGCATAGTTGCCTGTGGAGATCCAGTCTGTGGGATCATTAAAACCAATGCTCAATCCGTCGATTGATTTGGTAATCTCCTTGCGGAATTTCGATACGTCAAATGGTTTAGTCATTGTAGTTGGTCCTTTAGTTGTGTATTGTAACAGTTTTTTTGGCTGTTGTAAATGATTATAAATAATTTATATGTCCAAATACTACCTAAGACACGCCGAATTTTATATAACCAATGTGTGCAATTTAACTTGCTCTGATTGTCGAAGTTTTAATAATCATAATTTCAAAGGTCATTATGAATTTGATGCATCTTTGCTTGCTCCTTGGAAAGACCACGTGGATCTTGGGTTCTTTGCAATTCTAGGCGGAGAGCCTACATTACATCCTCGACTTGGTGAATGGATGAAAGGTGTTCGTGAGATTTTTCCTACTACACCGGGTGTTATAATTAGCAATGGGGTGAGCCTTAGTCGAATAAAAGATTTGCATAAACTGGCAGCAGAATATCGATATGATTTTATAATAACCATGCACTCCAAAAATTTAAGAGAATTAATATCCTCGGAAATTTTTTCCACTTTTGGCGATTGTCGCATAGTTGAAATGGAAAAATTTCGTGACACAGATTTAATAAACAGAATCATATTAGAAACCAATCTTGGAGTTAAAATAAAATGTGATTCTGCTCAAAATTTTCAAGTTGTTCCATACAAAAATAATCAATTTGAATTCTACAACAGCGACCCAGACAAAGCACACGCCAATTGCCACATTAACGGATGCCATCAGATGGTCAATGGCAAACTATACAAATGCGGATTTGTTGCCACAGCGGGCGAATTTTTAAAACAAAAAAACTTGCCAGCAAATCCATTAATATCCGCATACTCTCCATTGACAGTCAATGACATTGTATCTCAAACTGTGTTAGAAGATTTCCAATATAAATCTATACCGCAATGTAGTCTATGTCACGAGGGCAATCCATTGGTGCCATTTACTGCCGGTTTAAAAAATAAAAAAATATTTAATATTCAAAATCTGATAGGAACCAAGCAAACAACGGAGTTACAAAGGTAAATTTTAATACTCCATCATATCCTAACCAGTTGGTGTAATCTTCAACTACACAATCTTTAACATTGTTATTTTGAGTATGATAATACCTAGCAGACGTCATTAAAATAGGGATCACATCAGATTTGTCAAACTGTATATTGTCGATAATGTATGCCGATTCAATTATTTGATTTTTTATCATCAGATCTTTATTTGCAGAATTTAATAATTCTGCTTTTCCTGTTACTACTAGTTCAAATTCATGCCTAACAATTATCTTTTCGTTGTATTCAAAATTAAATTCTGAATTGCCCTGATTGTTAACACTGGATAATACATTGTCATTTATCTTAATAGTCACAGACAAATTGTGTTTGTTGTGATGTTGTCCGGTTATGATGATTGGTAAACTGGTCATGGGAATTCGTATTTTTTTAAATTTTCTAAATACTGTCCACTATAGTAATGATCGTAATTATACTCAATGGTATCTTGTTCAATTCGGTATAAGTCTTTCCACTCGTCTGTGTTTAGCACACTAAATTTAGATAACATTGACATTAACTCGATTAATCTATCAATTGGATTGTTAATTTGATCAAACTTATAATCAAACAATTTATTGTACTGTTTAAATCCCAGATATTGTTCTGCAAAGTTGTGCCAGCCTGGTGGACCGTAGGTGACAAATAATCCTTTTGTCACCACACTGTACAAAAACTTTTCAGTGATCATTGGCCAGTGACTAGTGGCAAGAGTTTCACTGACCACATGAATAAAACTTTCCGTAAGTTTTTGTTGAAGATTATAGATGTTTTTATTGTGATTAAATCTAACATGACCAAAACTATTTGTAGATTGAAAAAACATCTCACTATCGTTAGAAATAAAAAATTTTCTATAAAAGTTAATTTGCTTGCCTACATATTCTTCAATCTGTCCATCTAGACTGTGTAGAGAAAATACAAAATTTTTAGTACAATATTCAGTGTTAAACCATTTAAACTTTTTTAGTATTGCTGTTAGTAAACGTCTACTAATATGATCAGAGCCATTAAAACTACATATGAAGTTTTTGTAGTTGATAGCCGGAGGTTTGTTGTAATCTTTGAACATGGGAAATACCTGCTCAGAGTAGAGATCACTTAGATAAAAGTCAAGATTAGGATAACGATTTTTAATTTTATCGGTTGCAATATGACCAATTATTACCGACGTTTGATTTACTGCTATAGAGTTTAAATGTTCTAGAAATGGATTATACAGATCATGATCAAACCCATTTAAATGATCTTCAATTTTAATAACGTCAGAAATACTGTGCATTGACAGCAACTTTTGGTACTCTAACGGGCCAAACATTATCATAATGCATTGTTGGTTAACCCAATTAATTGGGTTAACCATTTTTGTCTATTATGCTGGCTTGTTTTGACGAGCCCGAATCATTGCCAAAATATCTTGAGCATTTTGATTGCCTGCTGGCGCCGGTGCAGATGGTGTAGTAATCACTGGTGCTGTTGCGGGTGCATCATACTCATCAAACGGTGTGGCTGCTTCTTTTACAGGAGCATTTATATTTTCATTTGATGTGCTGTGACCAGTGGCGGATCCTGCAGGTGCTTGTACTCCTGCAGGTCGGAAGTATTGACCCCAACGTTCAGTGTCATATGGCTTGCCATCCACACTTGCTTCAAACATCTCTTTGATAATTTTGAGTTCAACGTCTGTGGGCTTCTTGGGCAAGAATGTGCTCAAATCAAACAATCCATGTTTCTCAATAGACGCTTGTTCTGCTTCTGTCAATGCGGATTCTTTACGTGCCCACTTTGAAGTGTTATAGTCTGCATAGCCGCCTTTGCTGGTTTTAGCAATACGGAAGTCCAGGCCACGCATCAAGTCTGTTGGCAATTCTTCCAGTTCAGGATCCATCAATGCACCTTTGATCAAGGTGAACAATTGTGGGCCAATGATGAATCTACGGATGGGATTGTCCGGTGTCTTGTCATCTCCAAGTGAGTTCTCGCGCACAAAGCCTTGGAAGATGTAACTGCGTTTCTTCCAGTACTTGCGACCCATGTCTTCAAGACTCTTGTCCTTAAACCATGTGCGTACTTCTGCCAAGATTGGACAAGCATCACCCCACATCTCTACACAGGGCACTTGTACCATGACCTGTTTGGAATCCATTTCTCCTTTGACGCCAGCAAATGGCAAACGAATCATTGCTCGTTCTGCCCAGAAGAAAGTGTTTTTTGTGTTGCCGTCTGGTAAGAATCTGACTACGGCTTCTCGGCCTTCGTCCATGTTCCAGTGTGGGTAAATTGCGTTGTCGCCGCCTGATGATTGTCCGCCTTGTTTGGACTCTGACGCTTGGAGTCTTGCGCGGATGTCTGCTAATGATGCCATAGTGTGTTACCTTTCGTTGCCTATGAATGTTTTACTAAATGCCTAGTATATGCCTGTTGCGTACACTTGTTGTAGTATACACGATGTATTTAGCAAAGTCAACAAACTTTGCTGATTAATTTGTTCAAACGCGAGCAAGTTCCAAAAGACGATTGAGCACGTTTTTGGATTCTCGGCTTTCACTGCTCATGTTGCTGGGCTGAGTCATCATCACGCCATCAGTGTCCAGGTCTTCGGTTTGTGCCTGCAGAGATAGGCTTTGGGCAATTTCTGCCACACGGTCTTCGGGCATGTCGTCTGTGCCGCGGATGCGTGGTGAACCGCTGTGTGTATACACAACAAACACTCCTTGTGTTTTGGGATCTTGATAATAGAAACTATCACTATAGTCATCATCCGCTGACCCAGAATCAAATCCTGGCAACAGGTCTGTGTTTAAATCGTCAATCTGATGAATGTCACCTTCTTCGGGTGTGTCATTTACATCTATCAATTCAAATTCTTCTGTGTCTTCGGACAAGGGATATTGTTCAGCACCGCCAAATGGTGCACCTTGCAGGGCTTCGGTTGTGGGTTCAGTATCTGGCTGTACGTCTGTAACGCCTGGGACCAATTCTTCCAATCTTGCCATCACAGCAGGATCGTCCCAGGCATTAGCACTAGCATTGTTGTCGGCCAAACCTGATAACAAATCAAACAACTTATCGTCGCCTACTATGTCATACAGTTGTGTCGTGGCATTGGTAGCATTTGGACCCACAATCAATGGTTGGCTCAACAATATCCTCAGTGTTTCTTGTTCTTCGGGGGTGTTGGGCGTTGCCCAGGTACCTTCCATCACTTGGTTGGACCATGATTCAAATTCGTCTGCTTCTTTCATGTCAGTTTCTTTCAACCGAGCCAGCAGTGGCAATGCTTCTTCTATGCGTTGATCCAACATGGTTTTTATAAACAAGTCGCGAATGGATTCCACTGTGCGGTCTTTGTCGTTGATTTCAGCAGGATCAAATGCATCACGTGCTTCCAAATAGCCTCTGCGACTGATCATTTGCTTGGCCTTGGCTTTGAGATCTGTGTAGTGTCTCACTGCTGACTCAAGCATGCCATGTGCATCATCATTAAGATTTTTGTGGCGGGCCGCACGAATAAATCTGCCTAGGGTATTCATTTCTGTGACCATACCATTAATATACTGCCCAAACACATCGTAAGGGTTACCACCTTCTGAACAATGTCGGGCCATGACCTTGCCGCACATGAGATTTCTATGTGGCAACTTGTAACGGCTGCCATCTGCTGTTTCCACAAACAAACTTTCAATAGATCGAAAACGTGCTTCACCTTCGGCAATGTCACGACTGTGTTTGATCATTAGTCGTGCTTCCATGGGCTGATCACTGTAACTGATATTCTTTTTGCCGTAGTAGCCTTCAAACAATCCTTCTTTGATTGCTGCCATGGTTTTCATGTTGTATTTTAATCTATTGATATTTTCAACGTTGAATCCACCAAGATTGTTTCTCACAGCAAATGACTTCATTTGCCCCAGAAATCCTGGATTTTTTTTGTCCTTACCGTACCAGGCCGTTTTATCTTCAGCATCCATGGTTCTACCAATGTTGTCCCCGGAAAATACAGTAAGGATGTTTTCGTTATCCAACAGTATGACCACTGCACCATAGTTTTTGCCCGATGGTCCAACATAATCAAAACTGTACATTTCTGCGTCAGCCGGATCCTCAACGGATTTACCAGCAGAATCCAAGATTTCAGGATCAAAATCGTGTGTGACCAAGATGTTATAAAGTTCGGTGTTAGCAGTATTTTCCATATGGAGTATTTATTACATTGTCATTATGAACGGTAATGGTTCAATTGTCACGTCTTGGTGATCGCGCATTTGTTCGTCTAGGTCTGAGTGATAACTCTGTAGCACTTGTAGCATACGCACAGTCAACAGTGTGGCCATCACAAGATCATCTGTTTCACCTTGCTTGGCTTGGTAACTGGTGCCCACAGCCACAAAGTTTTTGAACTCAGACACAAGACTACGGCTGTTTACTTTCATTCTGCCAGTTTCCACAAGATTTTTCATTTTTGCACAGGCAGACAGTTTGGGTTTATGACTGGTATTGAACCCTTTTCTAAAGCGTCTGCTACTGCCGCTGTTGGTTTCACTTAGAAAGTAACCTTTGATATTTTCTTCACCATACTCTGCAATGGAGATCAAGGCGGCTTCGCCAATGGTATTGTTTTCTATTGAGTAATAAATGCTTTTGTCATCCTTGACTGTGTCGTAAAGGTGCTGGATGATGTTGGCCAAGATGCGTACCTGTGTGGGAATGTCTGTTTTGTTGTGGCGCCATTCGGCCACTTGCTCTGTAGAGTTGGCTTCAAACACCTGTATGGCAGCAGGATCGCCGCCGGTGCCTAGACTGGGATCCAGCCCTACCACATAGATGTGTCCTGAAATGGGCTTTTTATACCAGCGCACTTCTCCTGTTTTGTACAAGGGATCGCGGCCTTCAAGATCAATCAGTTTGGCAGGTGCAATAAGTGTTTCATCATTGATAATGAATTCGCAATCCATCTCTCGACGGAAACGGTCTGACCCCAGTGCCGCACGTTGTTGTTGTGCCCAGGATTCATCACGATCAGGGTGTTCATTCCAGAAACTACGATAGGCTTTGAATCCGTTTTGTCCTACTAAAGTAGGATTGCCGTATTCATCTTCTGTTTTGTTGGCACCTTTCCACAGCAAGGCAAACTGATCTTCGTCTGAGTTTGGAGTTGATGTAATAATTGCCTTACCACCTGTGGCCAATGTAGGGCTAATAGAAGTCCAGAATTCTGTGGCAATTGTGGGTCGTACAAATGCAAACTCGTCAGCATACAGTAGTGATATAGACATACCACGACCGGTATTTTCTGTGGTTGTTGCTGACACAATACGACTGCCGTTGTCAAACTCCAGACTACCTTTGTTGTAACTTGTGACACCAGCACGAATATGGTCAGGCACTGATTCGTAGGCGTATCGCACACGTTGCATGATCTCTTGTGCGCCTGTGTACTTGTGTGCGGCAACCAAGATAGTCGAGTCTGGCACAAACATTGCGTACCACAACAAGTAGCCGGCAGCCGAGGTTGACTTACCTGTTTGTCGAGGCATCAATGAGATTGAATATCTATAGTCGTGATAGGTTGCAATCAGTCTACGTTGGTATTCAAATGGATGATACACCATGCGACCTTGTGTGGGATGCTGTATATAAAAGAAGTGATCCATAAAATACAACGGACCTGACGCAGGGTCAGCGCATTTTACAAACTCTTCAATTTGTTCTTGTGTGTATGTTTCCCGTCGGTGCGGGCTTTTGATCAACACACTTTCGAGATTTTTACTCATTGTTGTGTTTCTATTAGATATTCTAATTCAGGCCAGAGGGCAACAAAGCGTCCTCGGTGATTGGCATGATATAATGTTTCATTACGTTTGATAAAATCACAAAAGTATTTTTGATATTGAGAAGAATGTTCTGGAGCAAGTTGCAATCTAATTTTGACTTTTTCAAAAAAATCTCTTTCCTGATCAGTTATATATGATTCACACTCATCAAACATGCGTTGTATTTCTTGTAGGGCTAAACTTCGCAACTGGTCTCCGTGCAAACTAGGATCCTGACCGTTGTTTTTGTCAGACAGGTTGTTCCAGCGTATGGACAAGTTTTTACTATGTGCCCATTGTTTGAATTCTGTTAGCCTTGTGCAATTAAAAATATTATACACAGCATGAAATCCTCCCCATTGGCTTTTGGATTTCATTAATTGCTTTACCTGATCGACATTGTTTGAAAATAAATCCCAATTACCGCCAGCTCGAACATATTCAAATTGATCACCCACATTATCCGCGCTCATTGACCAGCCCACAAGAGACCGCTGTGTTAATTTTAAAAATACAGGATTAGAATCAAGTTTGACTCCAAGGTTGGTGATTATTGTTATGCGTGTTTTTTCAGGCACAATATCCAACAACTTGGAATTCTCAGGCAACAGCAGTGGTTCTCCTCCCACCATGGCAACTTCACGTATGTGTGCTGAATGTTCTTTTAAAAAATTACATACATCATCGTAATAGGCCTTGGTTGGCAGTTCTGTAAACTTTTGATTTTTGATTGCGGCCCATTTACTGCTGAGATTTTCATTGCAGTACACACAAGAAAAGTTGCAGGTCCTGTTCCATCTAGCGTCAATCAAGGTAGGAATATATTCATCAATGTCTGCTGTGGCAACATCAAAATCTGCATTGATCTGATTGTGCCACTGTCTTTCACTAAACCCGTAACGCTCATTGGTCACACAATTGGCACAGTATGTTGGATGTGGTTGACCGTTTTTTAATGAGGTTTTTATTTCTTTTAATGCTGTGCTAGATATGATTTCTTTAATTTGATATTTTTCTAACTTGCCGAATGCGCCTTGTTGCCCTGAACAGCACACACGGATATCACCATCAACTCCAATGCTGAGACTTCGCCAAGGGGCCGCACAATAAAAAGACATTTATTTTATATCCACTGGCATTCGACGACGGCAAACAAAAATATAATAGCGTTCCGTCACAGAATCACGTCCGTCATCAAAGTTCAAAGGAAATTCAAAATCATACCAGTTCACAGTGAAGCCAGTGCGTTGTAACAAACTTAACCACATGGTTTTGCCTAGAACACTAAAATGATTTTTATTGGTTTCATGCATTTGATCGCAGTCAGGACTGGGTACTTCTATGTACAGCAATCCATTGGGTTTGAGCACACGGTTGTATTCCAACAAAGTGATATAAGGGAACGGTGAATGTTCCAGACTGTGACGACTAAACAATACATCCGTGGATTCGTCTGCGTCATCTAAGAAATTCATGTCACTGCGTTTGACAGCATGTCCTTTGGCTTGACAAATATCCAGATCTTCACGACTGAGTGTGACTCCTTGTACATTTGTGTATTCACGTTTTTTCATTTCATCTAAGAAATAGCCCGGGCCGCAGCCAAGATCAATAATTTTGGCATCCTTAGAAATGTTTTCTGGTGTGATAAATCTATTGATCACATCTTCAGTTATGCTTTTGTGAAAAGGACTTTCACCTTCAGAATACACTGTGCCAAGCACATGATCATAATAAAATTTTAGTTTAAGGTTGTTGTTCATTGTTACTTTTTAATTAATTTGGTAAGCTCAGGCCAGAGTCTTTCAAACATGCCTGAATCATGTGTGTGATACTTAGTCTCAATCAAGTGGATGTGTTCTCTAAATTTCACTGATATCATGGGCCAGTCAGGCTTTATATTGTTGAATCGGTTGAACACTTCTGAGAAAAATGACTTTTCAATAGGAGTTAGTGTGTGATGTTGTTGATATTGAGCCAAATGTTCTTGTGCCAATGCTCGCACTTCTGGACTGTGCATAGTGGGATCTAAATAATCAGGTTGGTGCAGTGTTTGCCACACAATACTGTGGCCCACAGAATCAGCATAATCTCTTAATTCGTCAAGGTGTGTGCAGTTGTAGAGATTGTACACAGCATGTATGCCGCCCCAGTGTTCTGAATTTTTAATCCATTCTTGAACCTGGCGTACATTGCGATCCAGCAAGTCCCATTGGCCACCTGATCTCACATACTCAAATCTTTTGCCCACATTGTCAAAACTCATCGACCAACCTACCCGACGCCGCTTCTGTAGTTTTTTAACAATAGCGTTGCGTTCAAAGTCCACATTCATATTGGTGATCAGCGTGACTATGCAATCTTCTGGAATAACATCCAGCAAGCGTTCGTTTTCTGGTAACAACAAGGGTTCACCGCCTACTAGGGCAACTTCTTTTACTGAATCTCGATGTTGCTCAATGTATTCACACACTTGTTCATAGTAGGGTCGGGAACCTGATTTGTAATCAAACCTCATCATGGCTGCCCATTTTGAAGAACAAAAAGGACCGCAATAGTTGCAGGACAGGTTACAGGTGGTGTTCCAACGCACGTCAATGATGCTGGGCACATGTTCTGTGAGTGTGGCTTTGACAATATCAAAGTCAGGGTTTACATCATTATGCCAGTGTCGTTCACTGCGATTGTCAGAGTTATAACGTTCAGCATGAGCGCAATTGGAACAATACTCAGGGTGCAACTTACCATTTTTTATTGTTTGGCGTATTTCCTGCATCTTGGGACCTTGCAACACTTGCTCAATGGTTTGTTGATTGAGGTTGCCCAGCATGTTGGGGTCGCCGGCACAGCAGGTTTTGACATCTCCACGGAAATTGATATGTAGGCCACGCCAAGGGGCGGCACAATAGAAAGAATCTGACATGCCTTTATTTAAAGGCGGATCACTGGCACCAAGAAGTTTTGGCCTCGCCGTAATACTCACGAGCATGACCATTAGCAATCAACAGTTGACGTAGACTTTGACCATCAAGAATAACATCGCCCAGCACACGCCCACCATACTTGTCCCAGTCCATCAACACAATCTGTCGGTTGGATGATGCATTTATTTGTGCTTTGGTAAACGCTGATGCAGCCTCACCACGTTGTGCTTCACTAGGGCACTGAGCACGGAATCCTTTTTCAGGAGTGTCAACACCAAACACACGGATGCTGAGTTCTTTTTTCAAGGGTGCTGGTAAAAAGTCTGCTTGGAATGCCACTGTGTCTCCGTCAATCACTCTGGTGATCACAGTGTCATATACAACGCCAGGTTTTTGTTTGGGTTGTGCAATGACCAGTACAGGTACGATTAACAAGAGTGCAAGTAGTTTTTTCATAATTATAAATTGAAGTTAACGGGGGTAGCCAGCAAATGCTTTGACCGGACTTACAGTATCAACAAAAGCAGGTTCTGTGCTGGTAGGTGTTGACACTAGTTTTTTACCACCAGGTGTTTTGGTCATTCGCAATGCGGCATCAATAATTTTGTCTACGCTAGGAATCATGCCTGCCACAATGCCATGTTCACCAAATGCAGTTTCGTTGTGCCACTCGGGCAGACTGGCAACAAGGCCGTCTTTGCCAGCATCGCTTCGGGCTCGTGCAATGGCCACACCAAATCTATAATTTCTATAAGGATCGGCGGCACTCAACCCTGGTATCACATAGGTATAACGCATGGGATCTGCTTGCTCTGGTGGCAATTGAGCGGCATCTTCTGTAATAAACTCACGTGCTCTCATCTGGGATATCCTTTAAATCCCACAACTGGACTTTTGTTGTTGGTAGATTCTAATTCTTCGCTATCCATGTCACCGTGGTTTAAATCTTTCCAGTTTGCGCCGGCTGCCTTGAATGCTTGTTTCAGCATGTTTTGTTCAACTTTGGTATAAGGGTGTGCCGACCGTTTTTTGCCAACCCAACTGTTAGCATCCATGTCAATGGGGTTGTTTGTTCCGTCAGCGCAGGCCGCTGCCATCATCACTCGATTCAGAGTGTAGTCGCTGTTCATTCGTTCAGCATCACCAAACACATCAAGGCCCACTGTGGCAACTTGTCTACGTTTGCCTATGGTACCATCTCTTTCCGTAATAAACTCTTGTGCTCGCATTGATTAGATCTGACGTACTGAATACAGTCCAGATGTGGTTGTTCCTACTTCTTCAATGGTGCAGGTTCCTACCACTGTGAGTTGGTTGCCTACTCCTACAAATACGTCTCTAGAACTGTTGGCAGGAACTGTTGGTGGAGCAGAGTATAAATTACCTGTGGCATCAGGATATATAAGATTGACTTGAAAAGTCACAGGACTTGTTCCGGCGTTGATCCTGGCTTTGTCTGTGTAAATTACTTGACCACTAGCAGAAGTGTATACGTTTGCTTGACTCATTTTTTATTTCCTTTTTTACCATGCACGGCAAGACCAATATCTTGCTTTGGTGCGAGGACCTGGATTGTCGCAGTTGTGACGTGCTCTAAAACTCTTGCGTCTAGCAGGATTGTCTTTTTTGATGTGCATGGGTTTTTGTCCTGCACGTTTTGCACTTGTGCCGCCGTGGCCAAAGTTGACTTTTTTTATGTTGCCAGTTGCTGGATCACGAACATACACTTTGCTTTTCTTCACATCACCTGCCATGGGCTTGCCCAGTGGTACTTCGCGGCCGTGATATTTGGCTTCGTCTATTTCGCCTTCGTGCAAACTGTCGTATGCCAACTCATTCACCAGGTCACCATATTGATCAGTAAACTGATCTAGTTCGTCATCACTGAGTGGTGTTCCGTCGGTGAACATAGCATAACTCACGTAGGCATCTGAAAAATCTGGATAATCCCATGAGTGTACACCGTCTAGTTCTATGCTGGCGCGATCAACTGTGCGACCTTGAAAGTCAATGCTGTTGCCGTAGGCTTCGTCAATTTCTGTACCCATAGCACCCACAGGTGCAAGACTCAGGGCTTTTTGTGCAAGTCCGCTGTTGTCTTCTTCCACAGGTGCTTTGGCAATGCCTGCCAATTCCATCATGCGGTCAACTTCTGCTGTTGACTCTTCTGGGCCTTCCGCCACACCTTGCATTTTTTGTATAAGTCTTGCATTCGCTCTATGATTATTACTTTGACTCATGCCGCCGCCACTGCCAGAAATAGTGAAGTCACCGCCGCCCCAATCGTGTACTATTTTACCTTTAAATCCGGGTCTATCTTTAAGAGTAACAAGATCACCGACTGCTAGCCCTGTATTTCTCGAAATATCGGCTTGTTTCTTTCTGTATGCTAAATGCTCAGGATCGTCCTGCCACATTGGGGTTAGTTGCACTTCCGCTAGACCTTCTTTACTATACTTGTCAATCGCTTGTGTAAGCCATAAACTATAAAAACCAGGTCGTTCATTATATGCGCTGGTGCCGAGTACAGTTATCAATGCGGTTTCAGCATCATTCCATGTTGGGCCTTGCATTTTGGCTGCTATTTTAGCAACAAGTGGATCAAATCGTGGTTTATCTTCTGCCACTGTAAATCCCACACCACGATTTGATCCCACAGGACCATAACGTCGAATAGTTTCTGTCATACAGCCATATTCTTCTAGCAAGCTCATTGCATGTGCATCGGCTTCAATTACTATGCCATCATCAAGAGTTTCAACCACATATGATTCAATCAAATGGTCTGGCGCTAGTTCAATGGCAAAGTCATCGCCAGGCATGGGTGTTGTTGCCCATGTTTCTGATTCAGAGATATAGTCATGCAATGTTTTCATTTGATTAATACTTCTTAAAAAGATTCCACAAGCGTGATTCTGTTGCTTCAGCAACTTGTCCGTTAAATTCTCTAAAATTGCTGGTCTGTCTATTTTGCGATGCAATAACAGGGATAGTAGTTTGTCCTGTGGTTTTCTGACCGTCAAGTCCGCCACTCAACCCATTGACCATGTAGTCAGTGTCAGCATACACAGTATTGTCTGCTGAGTTGGCTAGATCTTGATCTTCTTCAATGTGATCACAACCGCATGGGCTTTGACCACAACTGGGGCAGGCTTCTTTGTAGCCATCGCTGTTGCCACCTAGGCCAGCCATCTTTAGAATTTGTGCCAGAGATGTTGCATCTTCATCAGTGGCAGTAACAGACAGGCTGTTATGACCTTCTGAGTCTGTGCTCATGTTCATGTTCATGCCTTCTGCCAGCATGGAATCAAGTTTGGCATTGAAACTTTCAGCAATGGCGCCTTCGTAAACACCTTTACCAAATTGCATTCCGCCTTTGGACTTGCTACCGCCGCCGGCTGGTGAAGTGGCAACTGCTCCACTCACTGTGTTTTCTTCAACTGCTTCTTCATTCTTCTTGGCTTTTTTCTCTGGCAGGCCTTTGTGCTTGGTGGCAGCAAAATCTTCTGCGTCACTTTTCTTCATTGTTTTGGCCGCTTTGCCAACTTCTTTTGACGCTGGCTTTTCGCCTTTTTGTGCGGCGTGAACCATGCCCATGAACTTTTGTTGTTTTTTGCTTACTGCTTTTTCGTCAAGCTCTTCTTCCTTGAAAGAAGTTGCTGATTTTTTAACAATTGGGTCAGGTTTATTTTTTGGTGTGACTTTTGTTGCCAGTGCAGTAACGGGCTTGCCGCTGGCATCAACTGTTTTGCCAACACTCTTTACTTCGGCACCACGTGTGAAATGTGGGTTTTTGGTGTAGTATTTTCTAGTAGGCTCATTGAATCTAGCAATGGCTCTTGGATCCATTTCGGCTGGAGCATCGTTTTCCAACATGGACACAGTGTAGCCACATTCTTCAAGTGCTGAGATTGCTTCATTGATTTCTTCTTCAGACATCTTGCGTTTGCCCTTGTGCTTGTAGGCCTTGGCTGTTGTACGCTCTGGCTTCTTGGCAGGTCCTTTTGGACGGCCAGCACCTGTGCGTTTTTCTTTTTTGTTGCCTTCGTCATCAGTTTCTGATCCAACACTAATGCCTTGAGCATCTGATCTACGAGTAACTATACGACCAGAATATCTTGGATCTGTAGTGTCATGTTTGATGTCGTGCTTGGAGCCGTGTTCAACATCGCCACGTTTTGGTTGGTCTGCACGTGGCTTTTTGTAGTTGGTAAACGGATTGAGATCTTCTTTCTCTTCATCCATGGCTCGCTCATCGCTTGTGTCACCACTCACACGATATGACTTGCCGCCAACTTTAAATGACGGTTTGCCTGCACGAATAGCATCCAGGCGTGTTTTTGTGAAGTCGTTGCCTTCTTCCATTTCGTTGCCTGCAATAGCAGAACGCATGGCCTTGGCAGCAACGTCGCCTAGCATTTCGTCAACTTCTTTCTTGGCGCCAGCAATCTTGTCAGCAAAGGTAATTTTGTCTGCGGGAGGTGCTAGTGCGGCAAATGACTTTTGTTTAGGTGTCATTGGAACTCCGCCTTCTTCACTAAACGCTCGTTCACCGTGTTTTGATCCGCCAAAAATTCTTGCTGGATTTTTTTCATTTGCTCTATCACGCTCTCTCTTTTCTATAGCACCAGCACGATCTCTGGCGGCATAAGTTTTATCTGGATTAGCAAGTTCGCTACCACTATAACCTGTGCCAGCATCTTGAATGCCGCGGTCAGCCCGTTGTCCTACTTTTCTTACAGCGGCAAGACCTGCTGGTGTATCACCAACTTCGTCCATGGGATGAATGTTTTTAAGTTTGTCTTGCAAGGCTCTCATGCCTTCGGCACTGGTAGGACTTTGTGTGCGTTCTTTTTCCAAGTCTTTCATGGTCATTGGATCATTGGGGCGTTGAACAGCAGGGATCTGACTCTTGTCAGGGCCGCCTTGATACACACCTTCATCGTACTTGTCATACTTGTTGCGAATGTTGTCCATGGTCTTATCGCTGGCATGCTCACGTCCTGCTTTTTGCAAGGCCTGCATGCCTTCGTCACCATATTTCTTTTTGCCAATAGCAGCCTGGAATGCACTTTCTTCCATGTCCGCTTCTTCCAACTGACCGGCTTTTTTCATTTTCTGAAATTGAGCACCTGCCACACGTTCTCCAGCGGCTTTGCTACCATACTCAGCACCGGCTTTTTTGGCCAAGGCTTTGAAACCTGTAGTAGCATTGTTGTGCTTGCCCATGTCGCGCTCGTTCAATTGACCGTGTGTGGTCTCTGGTGTGGCACGGATTCCGTCTAGGCGTTTGTTTAAATCGTAAAAGAATGTCATTGTTGTTTCCTTATTTTTGGAAGCCAGTTGCTGGCTTGGCAGGGCGTTTGATAGTGCTCATTGGACTTTTAACGCCTTGTGGCAAATCGTTTGTGGTCTTGGCTGGAGGAGTTTTTCCACCTGCCACAGTCCAAGTGGCTTCACTGGCAGAATTCTTAACAACCTGTTTGTCTACTCCAACGGCTGCATAATCTTTCTTGAGTTCTTTTTGTTCTCGGCTGTCAGCAGGGTAAGGACTGGTCAACAAATCTTTGTTTTGATCATCAATACCCAACAGTTCTTGGTCCATACCTTCAGCCCAATGCAGGTCGTTCATGGCCATTCTGTCAGCGTTGAGACCCAGCAGTTCTACCACTTGTTGAATCTGTGGTGGAGTAGCAGGATATCTAAACGACACATCAATCATGTTGACAGACTGGTTATCGAAGTTAGGGAAGTCCGTGGGCTTGGACAAAATTGGAGTACTTTTGAAGTCGCCAATTTTTACAGGATCAAACTTTTTCAGTTTGTCCTTGAAGGCTTTCACAAAGTCAGCGGAGATATCACCTACGATTTTGATGCGATAATCAAAGGTTTTTTCGCTTTCTGTGAGGTATTGAGCAAATGTTTTCATGTCTGAGTCCTATGGATATATTTAGCGTTTCGCGTCTTTTGGCTCGTCTGCTGGCACTTTGCCCAACACACGATTCAACAATTCATTTCTGTCCAGCACATGGCCTTGTGCTGTGGGCATGTCTGGGTCGTCCCGACTGCCTTCTCGATCCAGTTTGAGTTTTCTCATTTGTAGATCAATCATTTTGAGTTTTTTATTCATCTTGGCTGTTTTGGCTGTGATGGCATGTCCCAACATCTGACTGGCCACTCCAAAGATTTCACTGGCATAACGACTGTCTACGTTCATGCCCAGGTCCATGAGATTGTCAAATTCTTTGGTGGCTTTGGCTGCAAGTTCGTCCATTTCGGTATCACTGGAC